TAATTCCCCGGGAATTTTATTTATAAACATATTTAGTATCACTTCGGAAGTTTTAGACTGTTATCGTTAGTCACACGTTAGTCACAAATAAAAATATTATTTCCTAATATAATAGTGCCAAAAACGCTGTATTTACAGGCATTTGCGCAATTTTCTGAATTCTATTTGTTAGTCACAATAAATATAATTAGAATAATGAAAATGAAATGTGGGAAATCCTTGTAAAATCGCTGAAAACGTTGATTTTAATAGGGTTTCCGGCATTTCGATAATGATATTTCGGTTGTTTTAGAAAGATTAAAATGGGTTCCGTTAGTCACAGTTAGTCACAAATGGAACTTTTATCTTTTCTATTTCTGTCCGGAGTTCTTCCAGTGTCCTGTGGCCGTATACCGCATTTGTGACATCTCCTCCAAAAGAGTGGCCGAGCATTCTCTTCCGGTCGTTCTCCCGGACGCCGTATTTTTCGCACAGGGCTGAAAAGGTGTGTCGACAATCGTGCGGCGTATGCTTCGGATCGCCGACGACTCCCAAACGCTCCAGTGTAGGATAGAACAATGCTTTTCTGTGATGCTGCTGAGTATATGCGCATAGCTTTCCATCTTGTGTCAGCACTTTCTGTTCGACAAAATGATATACAGCAGGATGTATCGGGACGATTCTGTTTTTACCCGCTTTTGTTTTGATGCCGCCTTGAAAGTATTTTTCTTCTAGGTTGGTTGTAAGTTTTAACACTTCTCCAATTCGCCATCCAGAGTAACACATGATAAGAATGAGCTGCACTTCTGGATCGTCGGCATTATCCCATAAAGTTTGTAGCTCCTGGTCAGAAAATGGCGTTCCATGTTCAGTGTCATTATCCGCGTTGACATGGACATATAACGCCTTATTTTCCGTTACGATTTCTGAGTAGACTGCATATTTATACATCTGCTTAAACAGAGTCAAAATAGCCATCTGGCTTTGCTTTTTCAGCTTACAATCATCAATAACCTTTTGCATATCAGGAGCCTTTAAATCTTCGAATATGCGATTATGCAGAACGGTGCAGTTTGTATAAGCTGTCCGATACGCTTCCTTTGAACTGTATGACAGTTTTGTTCCCTCTGGGAACTTCCACGCATAAAACTGTTCGTATACCTCTGAGAACGTTAATTTCTTGATTTCCGGGTGTTTTCCTTCGACGCCCTTGATTGTATTGTAGTCAGCAATCAAGCGGCTTATAAGAGTATCTATGTCGGCTGTAGGGGACACCTCAAGAGTCCGTTCCATGCCGGGGTGATACGTGCCGGCTTTGTATGCTGTCAGGACGGTGAAACCTTTTATCCAGTCATCAACGTAGCAGATCGCCGGCGGACGTTTTAGTTTACCATTATCGCCCGGTGTAGCTGGTGGATGCACTGCGAAGCAGTTTCTCCGATTCTTGCCAAGATACCGGATAGAGCCGAAGTTATTTGGCAACTTTGGATATTTCTTTCTTTTCTTCGCCATTTTTATTCCTCTTTTCTTTAAACGGTTGTTTGAGTATAAAAATAACAGCCGAACAAATTTTCTGGGTTGTTCGACTGCTCCGAAGATGATACAATATGTTTGCCAGAATATTACATTTCTTCGGAGATGTATAAACGCCGTCTCGGTACGCCAATACCGGGGCGGTTTTTATTTAGCTTTCAGCGTTTTGTACGAGCCTTTCAAGTTCGTCTCTATCCCAGAGAAGTACTTGGTCTTCTTCTGCCAGCTGTTTCGCAGAACGGGTAAAATACCTATTTGTCAGAACTGCTGCAACATGGCAATGATAAAACGTCTTTCCGGCAAATGCTTCCTGCACTGCTTTGTTTCCGATATTATTCGAATAGCACTTGCACTGTATTCCATATCGGATTCCGGCTTTCTCTGCCAGTATATCAATCCCCTGATCACCACTTCCCTGTGTGACTTCTACATTATAAAAGCCATCATTACGAAGCAGATCAGCGCAATAGTACTCGAAATCGTGTCCCTCCATTGTGTCATAAACCGGAAGTTGTGGCTCTAGTACCGTGGGCGGATCAGGTATAACTTCTGGTGTCCAAGTAGGAGCAGGAGTGTAGTTATCATGGCTGTATGATGGTGGAATAATTGGTTCAACGTCGCCAGAGTCAGTAGAATGTGTCCTGATAATGCTTGAAAAAGTGCCGAATATAGTAGAAATAATGGTACACGCAACAGCTATTAATATAGCACCGGGCACAAACATGACTATTCCCGCAAAGATTCCTGAACCTATTTCAACAGCATCCCGAGTGCTGCTATTTGCTAAACCAGTTACAGTAATAAGTGTCATAAATACAAGCCATAGGAATGTAAGAAATGCTGAAATTTTGTGTTTTTTATAAAAGTCAAGTACGTGTTTCATATAGTCCTCTTAAAGTTTTACTTCGAATACCCGTCCACATTTCTTGCATCTGAATGTTTGTTTGCCCTTTGACTTTGTGTTGACAAGAGTAAAAGGATGCAGCGGATTTAAGTTAAGGGTTGTTTTCTGGTTGCCCGACAGATATTCAACGTCAGTACTGCCACATCCAAAACGTGGGCATTTGATTTTCTTGGCCATATTGTTATTCCTCCGTTTGATTATTCTTGCGTATCTTCACTGTACACGGTGAAAGAATCATTGAAGCTTTCCCAGTCAGCCTTATTTTCTGCATAAGTTGATACAGTCTCTTCGCCAGTTGAGGAGTCTTTGACTGTGACTTTATAATCAACATCTTTTTCCTCTACCCCGTTTACCTGCTGATATACCGGAGCTGTAAACAGTGCGATGTATCCAATGAAGAGTTCAGATTGCGCTATATTAGTAGTAGCAAGATCAATTTCAAACTCAGTCATATCATTATTGTATGTGATGTCCTCAACGTTTGGATAATTAGTATCGTCATCCAGGATATCTTTGATATAATCATCAAAGTTGGATTTTACGGCCTTTTTCCATTCTTTTTGCTGCTTCTTTGTGAGAGTGTAGGTGGTAGAGCCATCCTCATTGACAACAGTTTCCTTTGCTTCTGGTACTGATGAAGTATCATCATCTTCTTCGAACCCGTAGTTTGGGACAGTAACAGCAACATCCTTCCCGCCTGCCAGAACCGGAACAGAAGAAGTCAAAGTAAATGTAGCAGTCAGGAACATTGCGACAGCCTTTTTCTTATTCATAGAATTGCTCCTCCTAATAGCTTTATTCACCACGCTTCGCACTTTTCATGCGGATTATGTATTTTGCACCGCTGATTTTGCAATATTATGTAAAGTATGGCTATTCGTGGTATTTTTATTTTATCATTTTAAGAGCATATTGTAAAGATTTAGAACGAAATAGAGTGATTTAGATGAAAAAGAAATGTTTTTTTTATAAAATAGTAAGAGCTCATGTGTATATTTGGCAGTTGCCAAGAGTCGGAATAGGTGGTATAATAGCAAAAACGAACTAATGTTCGGTTCTATTTCCCACAAGCCGGACATATACTGTAATGTAGGTGGTAGTTGCGACAGGGAGGGTTATTTATGGATTATAAGAAAGAGATTATTGAACTAATAGAAAGCTGTGATAATATTCACTGGCTAAAAACGATATACGCATACATAAAAAGATTAATAGGATAGCAAAGAAAAAGACAAGGGTTTGCGCATTGCCCTTGTCTTTCTTTTTTACTTGTTTGAAATCATGTCAATCAGTTCTTCAAGCTTATTCCATCCGTCATCGTCCAATCTGGCTAATGCAGATACAAGACGGTGTCTAAACGAATCTTCGCCGGATTTCTGTATGTCCGCGAGCATTTCTGAAATTTCTTCATCCTTGCTCTTTGGAACGAACATACTTCCTTTTCCTGTTCTGAGCCATTCTTCACTCACTCCATTATTCGCCAACATTATTACATGCTGATCTGTTACTTTCCTACGCCCTGATTCAATATCAGAAACGCCAGACTTTGTAATTCCAAGAAGTTCGCCGAATTTCTCTTGACTAAGATTCATTGCTTTGCGCAGTTCCTTTATTCTGTCGTTCATAATGCCCTCCTTTCATTTAATACTATACCACCTCTGCGCGGAAATGTAAAGAAGAAAAGTTCGCAAACCGAACAAAAAACTGTTGACAAGGTTCTTTATGCGTGATATTATATACGCATACCGAACAAGGAGGTGAAAAACAGTGAAGCGTAAGAAAAAAGAAATCGACAAAACAATTTCTGACCTATGGAATCGTATCTGGGATTTACAAGACCAGACAAACAAAATCAAGAAAGCAGTTCTGACAGGTGAAAAAGGTGATTTAAAGATGCCGGAAAGAAGGATTGTTCCTCCAGATGAGCCTATTCCGTTTGGCGGGACAGTAGATATGGACTGTATCTTTGAAAAAGAGCCATGTGAGCAGGTAGATGTTGAATTTTCGGTAAAGGAATTATTACAAATGTATACACATTATGTAGATTCGCTATCTACCGACACACACGTTTTAGCAGTTATTTCAATAATTGCTCTAATAATTTCAATAGTGGCTCTGATTGTATAGAGATTGAGAAAAGCCCAGTAATCAGCGCAATGATGGATAGAACAGTGGTTATCCAGAATCGAGAAATATCTTGGAAATACACTTTTATAGCAACTTCCCCCTCTTGGGTGATTTCATATGCGTGATCTTGCGACCTTGAACGCATAAAGCACTTTTTACCGAAAAGGTATCTGCAAGCATCTGCTTCACGCTGATTACCGGGAGTAAATCCACAATTTCTTAAAGCTTTTTTCAATATTTTGTATTGATATCTTGTTATCAAATGAGCACCTCCTTTACAGGAGAGTATATCACAAGAAAGGAGTGAGTGCATGTCTGAAAAAGAAAAAAGAATCGTTGAAAAGTTGAAAAACGCGATTCCTAATATGTCAGAATTTGACAAGGGTTACATTCTCGGTAAGACAGAAAGTTTTTCTGAGAAGAAAGATGATTCTGACCAGAAAGAAGAAGCTAAGAAAGGAGTATAAATGAACGAATTACAGATTTTTAATTCAGGGGAATTCGGAGAAATTCGAACAATAGAAATTGACGGGAAACCGTATTTTGTTGGAACTGATGTTGCAAAAGCTCTTGGATATAACAATCCCAGAGATGCCGTATCAAGGCATTGCAAGGGAGTCGTAAAACACGACACCCCTACATCTAGCGGTGTTCAGCTGATGTCATACATAAATGAGGGAGATTTGTACCGATTGATTATGAAGTCGAAGCTTCCATCGGCAGAGAAATTCGAAGCATGGGTTATGGATGAAGTTCTTCCAACAATTCGAAAGACAGGTTCTTATCAAAAACCAATGACCATAGCAGAACAAATTCAGCTCCTGGCTCTTGGTAATCAGAATCACGAAGAACGAATCGAGAAACTTGAGAATACCATGACTATTGACTATGCACAGCAGGAAGCTATTAGGGACTTAGTGTCAAGTGTCGTAATTGCTCACCTTGGTGGGAAAAAATCAAATGCTTACAAGGAAATTGGCAAGAAAGTATTTGCTGAATGCAACAGGGATATAAAGACTTACTTCACAGTAAATGCCCGCAATAACATTCCTAAGCTGAGATTTGAAGAATCTATGGAATATGTCAGAAATTGGCATCCATGCACCAATACAGTAATGATGATACGTGACTGTAACGCTCAAATGAGTATCAGTTAGAAAAGAGGTTTATATGAGTGCAGTTGATAATTACGTAGAGCAGAATGCACAGATTCATCAGTTTGCCGCAGAAGTGGCAAGAATCATATCTGGTATCCCACAGATGCCAGAATTCTCGTCAGAGAATATAACCGTAGCCGATGCAAGTCAATTGATCGGACTCCCTATTACAGCAATCCGGGCAGGAATTGTGTATGGATGGTTGCCGATTGGTGTGGCTGTGCAGAATAATAAGCCGGCAAAAAACCTTTCCGGTGGACGAATCACATACATCATAAGCCCTAGGAAAGTCTATGAAGTAACTGGTCATGTCTGGAAAGGCAAAGAGGCTCTCAATAAGTGAGTGCCCCGGAGGGAGCCGAAACCTCCACCCCGGAGCTTTGCACCACTAAAGCACCTTAGTGGATAGATACATTATAGTTCTCTATCTGCTAATTGTAAAGACAAATAAGAAAAAATAAGGAGAAATTAGCTAGATATGAGTGAAATTAAAAACGAAATCCAGCTTACATGGGCTGACATCGAAGTAGCACTTGCGACTGAAATTGTCGAAGAAAGTAAGAAAAAGTCAAAAAGATGGTTCACAGCATGGGTTGTGACGGCCGCCGCACTGGTAGCGAGCAACCTTGCGTGGATTGCAGGAGAAATGAAATAAAATGAAAGAGTATATGCTAATTGCTGTTTGTATGCTTGCCGGGAAATATGTGGATATACCTATCTGGCTGAACATCTTTTTCGGTATCTCGGCAGCATGGGCGGTGCGCCAGATGAAAGCAGACTGGCAGTAGGAAATAAGGAGGATAAGAAGATGTTCGAGAAAGAGATTGATGAAATTTATGAACTCTGTAAAAGAGTTGTGAACGAAGTTCCGACAGCAAGTGTCACATTCGATTTTTCAGGCTACGGCTTGGAAGTAAGAGGGGTTAAAAGGAAAGAAGATGTTCTCCTCCCCAAAGACAAATTTAAGTGGGATTTGTACCAAAACGTATCTTTTAATCCATTTTATGAGAAAGAAAGTCGTGAAAGTCTCAGAATAATCAAAGCTTTCTTACTGGAACTTCTGATAGATGGGAAGTGTCCAAATGAGTAAACAGATAGCGATTATGAAACTTCTTCCCAGTCTGGAGATAGCAGGATGTATCAACGAGCTGCTCAGAGAGCTTCAGTCCAGAGGTGATTACGTTCTGGATTATGAGAACTGTGATATGTCTCTGGATCATGTGGAGTATCACAAAGCTGAAGATATTGACGGAGAGAAGTTCGGGGATGCTTCAGACAATCTGTATTGCTTTTTCAAGGCGGTGTGAACATGGACGAGAGGATTAATGAGGTCCTGAGACTGATTGATATACAGCTTGCCACAGTCCCGGATAATCCCATTGAAGAATCATACAAGGCAAGAACATTGGCAAGTTATGTGCAGACTTTAAATGGGCTTTTAACGGCTCAGAAAGCATATAAGGAGGAAACGAATGAGCGAATTTAAAATCCATATTCCGGCAAGGAGGAAGCAGGCAATAGCCGAAAAAGACGCAGCAGTAAAAGTAACAGGAGAAGCTTATAATGCATTGACCGAAATCTACAACGAAAGCACATTGTCCATGCGCCAGATCGCGAGCATCCTGATCATAGAAGGAAGCAAACATATTGTTTATGACAAAGTGGAGGTGTGAGCTATGGCAAATTTAATCGGAATTATGGGTGAGCCTGGAAGTGGTAAAAGCACATCGCTCCGCAATCTCAATCCAGAGGAAACTTATTACTGTGATTGCGACGGAAAAGGTCTGAATTGGAAAGGGTGGAGAGATCAGTATTCCTCTGATAAGAGCAATTATGTAAAGACCAGTTTTCCGCAAACTATCATTAAATATCTTTTAAACATTGCAGAAAAAGCACCACATGTTCATTATTTCGTGGTTGATACCGTAAATAACTTAATGGTATCGGACGAAATGAGAAGATGTAGAGAAAAGGGCTATGACAAGTGGATGGACCTTGCCTCGAGCATCTGGGATTTGGTGGATATTCCATCGAAGCTCAGAGACGATCTGACTGTGATCCTGTTGTTTCACACGCAAACAGAAATGACTGACGCAGGCTATGAGTTTACCAGGATTAAGACCAATGGAAGAAAAACTGAAAAAAACAATATCGACAGCAAATTTAACTGGTTGCTCAGATCAATGAAGCAGGAGAACACCTATTGTTTTTCAACCACTTCTCATAACGACACTGCAAGAACGCCACTGGGAGCATTTGAAGAGGAATATATTCCGAATGATATCACGAAGATTATTGAAGTTATGAAGGAGTTTTGATGAGAGAACAAAACTGGTATGTATTTTTAATAGGCCGGTATGCCTATCGGATAAGATGCGAATCGCATTATATCCGTCAATTATACCATGATAAAGCAATTCGTGAGTACAGGAAATGTTCAAGTAAAGAAGAAGCCATTTCTATGTGCTATGACTATAACAAATATTTTAAAAGGAGATAAAAACATGGCAATTAAAAGATTTGGAGATTATGAAAAAACACAGGCTTATGGAGATTATGAAGTACTTCCAAAAGGTGGTTACGTTGTAAAGATTCTTGGAGCCGAAGTTTGTAACAATAGTGTAGGTCAGTATGTAAAAATCAGCTGCGATATCGCAGAAGGTGAATATGCAGGCTTCTACGCAAAAGAATATAAAGCTCAGCAGAGTGAGGATAAGAAATGGCACTGCGATTATCTTCTGAACATTCCAAATGATGATGGATCAGAAAAAGACAGCTGGACAAAGAGACGTTTTAAAACATTTACAGAAGCTCTTGAAGAATCCAATCCGGGATACCACTTTGACTGGGATGAGCAGAAATTCAAAGGCAAAATTGCTGGCGGTCTTTTCAACGAAAGAGAATATGAGAAAAATGATGGAAGTGTTGGAAAAGCTACCAATTTAGCAGTCTTCTGCAAAGTTGATAAGATCCGCTCCGGTGATTACAAGCTTCCAAAAGACAGGGTTTTGAGCAGCAGCAATTCTTCACGCGCTAATTCAGATGATTTCATGAGTGTTCCAGACGGTGCAGATGAGGAGCTGCCATTCAACTAATGGATATTTTCAATCAAAAAGAAGTCTTAAAGTCTTTCCAGATTCTTATTGATTCCAGGGAGCAAGCGACTGAACGAGCGGAGAAGCGGTATAAATCCTTTTCCGCTCCATACAGTCGAGCAACATTGGATTATGGTGACTATACCTATAATGCAGTATTGCCAGATGGCAATTCTCTTTTCGATACGCGTAAAACCATTAAGCCATTCTGTGTGGTAGAGCGGAAAATGAATTTAGATGAATTAGCTGCATGTTTTACCAGAGGACGTGAGAGATTCAAAAGAGAGTTTGAGCGGGCATTAGATCAGAAGTGTAGGATTTATCTCATTTGTGAAAATTCGAGTTGGGAAAACCTTCTAAACAGTAAATATCGAAGTAAATTCAACTCTAATGCATTCCTAGCTTCTAGTGTTGCGTGGATGGTCCGATACAACATGAATGTGGTTTTTTGCAAGGAAGAAACATCTGGGAAACTGATAAAAGAAATTTTATACAGAGATTTAAAAGAAAGACTTGAAAGGGGTGAGTTTGATGGATAAAAGCTTGTATGTTTATACAAAATTAATAGATGCAGGATTCAGTGCGGAAACATTCAATAATGGAAAGCAATTTAATGTACGTGATAAAAACGGCATAATTCAGAGTTTTTATACTTCTGGAACAATCGTTGCTCACGATATAAATAATAAGATACATTCCATTCGAGAAAAAACGGTAGTAGATTTCATTAATCTTTTAAACAATCCAGAAACGTTAAATCAGCTCATAGGAGTTTACAATGAATGAATATCCAAGTATGTATGATGCGGCTATCGAATATGCAAAAAAAGGATTTGCTGTCTTCCCGTTAAAATACCGCGACAAAGTTCCACTTACCAGAAATGGCTGCAAAGACGCAACTACGGACGCGGCTCAGATAAAAGCTTGGTGGCAGAAATATCCAAATGCAAACATAGGCCTTGCAACTGGCTCAGTTAGCCAGAACGTATTTGTGATTGATTTAGACATTGACGAAGATCGTGGAATAGATGGGTATCATTCACTTGAAGATTGGCAGCGCGAACACGGAGATTTCCCAGAAACATGGACAGCTATCACAGGGCGTGGTGGATATCATTTATACTATCGTGGAAATGGCAAAATAAAGAACCGTGCCGGAATTATTGATGGTGTAGATATTCGTGGAAATGGTGGGTATGTAGTAGCTCCTCCATCAATACATAAGAATGGCAATCGGTATGAATGGGAATATTCACCAGATGAATTTGAGATTGCAAAGGCCGATAACAATGTAGAATACTTCTTGAGCCATGACGATCAGAAGCAGGGCACAACTTTTACCATGCCAAATATCGTGGCGGCAGGACAAAGAAATCAGATGCTTTTTCGTTTTGCGTGTATGATGCAGGCGAAGGGAGCATCAGATCAATCAGTGTTCGCCGCTACCATGGCTGAGAATGAAAGCTCTTGCTCACCTCCATTAACTGAACAGGAAGTCAAAGTTATCGTATCAAGCGCGACTAGGTATGACAAAGGAAAGCCCATTCACATTGACTCAGAGGGGGTCGCAACGCAAGGCTGGAGGGAGCCGGAGTTTGATTTTACAGAAAAAGGAACAATGATTCAGAGCATTAAGAATATGTGTGAAGCCATTGAGTACGACCCTGATTTATACGGGCATATCAAATATAACGAGCTATCATACGCGCCATTTGTTTGTGGAAGTCTCCCATGGGAGCATGTAAACATGTACAGGGAATGGAGCAACAGTGATGACAGTAATTTGAAGTCATACATTGAATCAAAATACGGACTAAAGAGTCTGGAGAAGATCATGGAAGCGCTTAATATCGTGGCAAATAGAAACAGATTCAACCCTGTTGTTGATATGCTTACCGACATTCACAAAAATAAGTGGAATAAAAAGACGGGATACATCAGTAAATTACTTCCAGAATATCTGGGAGTAGAAGACACGGAGTATTCCAGGGAGTGTATGAAACTGTTTATGCTAGGCGCGATCAGTAGAGCATTCCATCCGGGGTGTAAGTTTGACTACATGCCAGTGCTATACGGCTCTCAGGGAATTGGAAAATCTACATTTTTGAGGCTCCTATCACTCAATAACGCATGGTATAACGACAATTTCAATACAGTCGAGGGCGACAAGGCCCCGGAAAAGCTGCGTGGTATGTGGATGGTGGAACTGGCAGAATTACTGGCTACTAAAAAAGCAAAAGAAGTCGAGAGCATCAAAGCATTTCTAACGTCCACAGTAGACACGTACAGGCCTCCATATGGGCGCAGAACAGAGCAAAGGCCAAGGGTGTGTGTGTTTGCTGGAACAACCAACAATGACCGTTTCCTGACTGATAGAACAGGCAATAGACGATTCCTTCCGATAGTCACAAGAAAGGAGCATGTCCTGAAATCCATGTTTGATGATCCACAAGCCGTAGCGTCAGACTTTACGAATGCCTGGGGAGAAGCCATGGAGCTTTTCGAAAAGGCCGATAGAACGCCTAAGTTAATTCTTCCGAAGAATTTGCAGCGATATATAGAGGATAAACAGGAGGAATTCATGGAAGAGGACGTGAGGGTTGGGATTATTCAAGAATGGTTAGACCATACAACGGAACCTCGCGTTTGTGTCGCAATGTTATATGAACAGGCGCTGGGCAACGAGGGCCGCAAGCCCACAAGGTTTGAGTCCAACGAAATTCACTCCATCATGCAGAACTGCATTGACGGATGGGAAAGGGAAAACGGCGGGAAACGGGTGAGATGTGGAAAGTATGGTCCGCAGATATGCTATCAAAAAGTCGGAAAATTAAGTGAATTTAATAAATTGTGTCAGTGTGAGATACCATTTGATTAAAGCTAGTTACACTTAGTTACACTTAGTTACACCTCAAGATACACCTCAAGCCCTTATAAATACTACATTTTTTACTTAGTGTAACTAATGTAAC